TGGTCGTCGAGTGCGTGCCGCCGGAAGAGTTTCTGGTTTCCCGCGAGGCGCGCGACCTAGACAACGCTTCGTATGTCGGACACCGGTCGTTGAAAACCATGTCCGAGTTGATCGCGATGGGCTACGACAAGGACGAGATCGAGCAGTTCGCCGGCCAGGGCGACGTTTTCTCGATCAACTACGAAGCTCAGACGCGCAACCCGGCGATCATGTCCTTCATGACGCACGCGGACAATCCAGACCCGTCGATGCGCCGGGTGCTATATGTCGAAAGCTACGTGCGGATCGACCGGGACGGCGACGGTATCGCCGAGCTGCGCAAGGTGTGTTCTTTGGGCAACGCCCACCACATTCTGCATGATGAAATCGCGACCGACGTGCCGTTCGCGTTCTTCTGCCCCGACCCCGAACCGCACATGATGATCGGGCAGTCGATCGCCGACCAGACCAGCGACCTGCAGATGATTAAGTCGGCGATCGTTCGCAACACGATGGATAGTCTGGCCCAGGTGATCCACCCGCGCACCGTGGTGGTCGAGGGTCAGGTCAACATCGACGACGTGATGAACAACGAGACGGGCGCGATCATCCGCGCCCGCGCCCCGGGAATGGTGCAGCCTTTGGCTGTGCCTTTCGTCGGGCAGAACGCGATGCCGCTGATCGCCTACATGGACGAGGTTCGCGCGCAGCGCACCGGCATATCGCAGGCCAGCCAGGGCCTCGACCCGGACGTCCTGCAGTCCACCACGAAGGCGGCCGTGACCGCCACCGTGCAGGGGGCGCAGGAACGCATCGAGCTGATCGCGCGGATTTTCGCCGAGACCGGCATGAAGCGGTTGTTCCGCGGGCTGCTGAAGATGCTGGTGCGCCACCAAGACCGCCCGCGGGTTGTGCGGTTGCGGGGGGAGTGGGTGGAGATCGACCCGCGCTACTGGGACGCGGAGATGGACGTGCAGGTGAACGTGGCGCTGGGCCGCGGCACGGACCACGACAAGATGCAGTTCCTGATGCTGGTCGCGCAGAAGCAGGAGCAGATTATGCAGTTGCTCGGCCCGAGCAACCCGCTGGCCGACGTGGTGCAATACCGCAACACCCTGGCGCAGATTTGCGCGCTGGCGGGGTTCAAGGACGCCGACCGCTACTTCAAGCCGGTGAACGATCAAGCGATGCAGCAGCTCGCCGCCGCGAAGCCGCAGCAGCCCGACCCGACCATGGTATTGGCGCAGGTGGAAGCCCAGAAGGTGCAGGCGTCGATCCAGCGCGAGAACATGAAGGTCCAGGCCGAGATGGCCGACAACCTGCGTGTCGACCAGCGCGAACGCGAGAAGACGCACCTCGACGCGATGGTGCGGATCGCGGACATCGAGGCGAAATACGGCACGCAGGTGAATGCGGCGCACATCGAGGCGCTGATTTCCCGCGATCAAGAAATCGCCAAGGCGAACATCGACGCCGACGTGCGGCGGCGCGCCGCGGTCATGCAAGCGATGGCACCGCCGGCGCAGGGGGTTCCGAATGCTTGAAACCGATTTGATCCGTCAAGCCAAAGAGTTCGCCCAATCCGGCGCCATGCAGTTGCTGCTGGACAGGGTCGAGAAGAAATTCACCGAAGCATGGAAAAGCACCTCCGCAACGGCCACCGCCGAACGGGAAACGTGCTTCCACATGGTGATGGCCGTCCAGGCTTTGCGGGCGGAGGTGGAGCTGGTCGCCAACAGCGACCGGATAGAAGAATGGAACCGCCGCTTGCGCGGCAAACAAGTGTAGGATAACTGATACATGTCCGATACGGCAGCGAATGCCACCGGAATCGCGGGCGCCGCGCAAGCGTTCGAGAGCATTCTCGCCGGGGAAATCCCCGACACCGAGACTGCGCCGAGCGAGCAGGCGACCGGAACCGCCCCTGCCGAAGAAGCGGAGGCTGTTGTAGGCGGAACCGAAGGGGACGAGACGGCAGAGACTGCCCCCGAAGGCGAAGCCGCCGCGGACGAAGAACCCGCGGAGACGACCGAACCCGAAACCCAGCTCGTCACCGTTACCATCAACGGTAAGACCGAGCAGGTTCCGCTGGAAGAGGCGATCCGAGGGTATCAGAGGCAAGCGGATTATTCGCGGAAGACCGCCGCGTTGGCCGACGAGCGCAGGACGTTCGAGGCCGATCGGCAGCAGGTAGCGCAGGAACGGGCGCAGTATGCTCAGCTCTTGACCGCTCTACAGGGCCAACTGCAGCAGATGCAGCCCCAAGAGCCGGATTGGGAGAAGCTCTACGCCGACAACCCGTTGGAGTATATGCGCCAGAGAGATGTCTGGCGCGAGCGCCAGGAGAAGCTGGTGGCTGCGCAGTTTGAAACGCAGCGCGTCCAGGCGATCCAGGCGCAGGAAGAGCAGGCGCGGGTCGCCCAGCTGGTGCAGGAAGGTCGGTCGAAGCTGACCGAATTGGTGCCGGCGTGGAGAGACCCGCAGAAGTGGGATGCAGACCGGAACAAAATCCTCGAATACGGCAAGAACCTGGGGTTCACCGACGAGGAATTGGGCCGAACCTACGACCCGAGGGCTGTCGTGGCGCTTTACAAGGCCATGCAGTTCGACGCGCTGATGGTTAACCGGCCAACGCCGGCCCGTCCGCAGGGTCCGAAGGCCGCTGCTCCAGGGTCCGCTCAGACCGCTCCACGGCCAGCGACTGATTCTACCCGAGCGAAGCAACGTCTCGCGCAAACTGGGAAGCTCGCCGATGCGGCGAGCGTCTTCGAGCAACTTCTTGGGTAAGGAACAACTCCCGTGGCTATCGTCACCAATACCATCACCCGTTACGACGGGTACCGCGCGATCCGCGAAGACCTCGCGAACGTCATCTACAACATCTCGCCGGTCGACGTGCCGTTCATGTCGAACATCGGCCGCGAGAACGTCAAGAACACCTACTACGAGTGGCAGACCGACACGCTCGCCGCTGCGTCGACCACGAACGCGCAGCTCGAGGGCGACGATCTGCAGGGTGTCGCCGACAGCCGCACGCCGACGGCGCGCGTGGGCAACTACACCCAGATCTCCCGCAAGGTGATCGAAGTCTCGAACACCCTCGAGGCGGTCGACAAGGCCGGCATGCGCTCTTACCTCGCCTATCAGCTTGCGAAAGCTGCCAGCGAGCTGAAGCGCGACATGTGCGCGACCCTGACGTCGAACAACGTCGCGGTTGTCGGCAACAGCACGACCGCCCGCAAGACCGCTGGCATGGGCGCTTGGCTCATCACCAATTCTTACAGCGGTGCTTCCGGCGCCGCCCCGGTGATGTCCTCGGGCTCGGGTAACTTCGACGGCTATCCGGCCACCGCCGCCACGGCTGGCACTTCGCGGGTTTTCACCGAAACCCTGCTCAAGAACGCCATCCAAGGTGTCTGGACCCAAGGCGGCGACCCGAAGGTGCTGATGACCGGCCCCTTCAACAAGGCCACTGTGTCCGGGTTCTCGGGCATCGCGACGCGGTTCCGCGACGTGCCGGCCGGTGCGCAGGCCGAAATCGTCGGTGCCGCCGACGTCTACGTCAGCGATTTCGGCACGGTGAACGTCGTCCCGAACCGCTTCCAGCCGGAATACAACGCCTACCTCCTCGACCCGGAATATGCGTCGGTCGCTTACCTCCGCAATTTCCGCACCGAGGTGCTGGCGAAAACCGGCGACGCCGAGAAGCGCCTGCTGATCGTCGAGTACGGCCTCAAGGTTCGCACCGAGAAGGCCCACGGCGTGATCCGCGACTTGACGACCTCGTAACTACGGTGGGGGCGGCGAATAGCCGCCCCCATCACTTCGCAGGTGGATGATGCGCAAAATCCTCGACACTGATCCGATCACTGGCATCCGGCACGTTTTCGACTACGACAACGAGACCGATCAGGCGACGATCACCGCCGAGCAGGACGTCGGCACCGTTGTCGAAGCCAACAAGGCCGCCTTCAACGATGCGCCCACGCGCCATGGCGAGTGGACAAAGGTAGCTTCTTTGCCGCTTGTGGTTTATATGGACCTGAAGCAGCGTGGCATTTTGGATGATCAGAAAAAGCTGAAGGAATGGCTTAATTCTAGCGAAAACCGTCACTTTCGAACCCGACCAGGTAGAGTGTAATGCCGATCGCGACCTACACCGACCTTCAGTCCTCCGTTGCCGATTGGCTTAATCGGTCGGACCTGTCCGCGGTGATCCCGACGTTCATCCAGCTTGCCGAAGCGAAGTTCAATCGCGAACTCCGCACGCGGGATATGTTGACGCGGTCGGAAGCGATCAGCCAGAACGAGTTCGTCGCCATGCCGACGGATTTCCTCGAGGCGTTCAGCTTGGAGCTGAATTACGTCGACACCCCGCCGCAGCAGCCCTTGACGTATGTCGGCCCCGCCGAGGCGAAGGTGCTGAAAGCCAACCACATCGCCCCGGACAGTTATTCGGGCGGGGCTGGCGCGGTGCGGTATTTCACGATCATCGACGGCGCGTTCGAGCTGCTTCCGGCGCCGATCAGCAACGTCGATCTGCTGTTGACCTACTACGCCAAGGTTCCGGCGCTGGCGTCGAACGCTTCGAACTGGCTGCTCACGAAGTCGCCGGACCTGTATCTCTACAGCGCGCTGCTAGAGGCGGCGCCTTATCTTAAGAACGACGATCGGATCGCCGTTTGGGCTGGCGCCCGGCAGAAGGTGATCGACGACATGCGGATCGAAAGCGAGCGGGCATCCCGTCCGACAACGCAGATCGCCGCTAGGCGGAGAGGGTTTTACTGATGGCCTTCACCACCTACACCGACAACGCCCTGCTGGGGCATTTGCTGGGTTCGACCACCTACGCGAAGCCGTCGCCTTACGTGGCGCTGTTCGTGGGCGATCCGGCTGCGGGTGGCGTTGAGGTCTCGACGAGCGGCACGGGCTACGCGCGCCTAGCCGCGGCGTTTACGGTTTCCAGCGGCGCGGCGACCAACTCGGCGAACTTGCAGTGGTC